GTATTAGGATAATCTTTCCTCCAGCCATCTAAAGCTGTAATAAGGTTATCCCGTTCTATATAATTAAACTCCGTTATTACTTGACCACTTGAATTTAAACTAACTTGTAATTCAAATAATTTTGCCTCAACCATAAATCCTCCTATATATCAACCAATTCACACACTCCGGCTGTACAGGCTAGTTCTTGTGATCCTTTAGTATTATCTTCTTTTTCATATTCTTGTAACTTTTGCCAATCTATATCGGTTGGCATTTTTTTTGACAATTTCTTGTACTCCTCTTCTTTTATATCTTGATATGGTGCTTGTTTATAAGTATGATCGGAATGTGGTAAAAAAGATACCCCACTCAGATGTTCAAAATTATTCCAACACCAAGACCCTACATTAACCCACTCATGTTCACGCACTGAAATAGTAACAGACGGTTTATGCTCACACCAATGTTCAGCGTAAACCCTCCAAAGTTCTAATTGATTAATAGCTGATATATCATTCCTGCACACTGCTTGATTAGGTGCTTTCATAGGAAAAGAAAACACAGTAGTATGATCAGGTTTAAGATAATCCGGCTCATTAGGTATACCAGATGCAATCATGAACTGCGTAAGAGGATCTTTATTATCTCCCCTTACTGTTCTGACATAGAAAGGATTATGTCTTGCATGAATACCACTGGAACTATCAACTAACTGACTGACAGTACCTGATGGTTTCACACAAGTGATAGCAGTAGATTGTGGTATACCTAATTTACCAGACCACTCTTTATTGGTTTGTACAGCAACTGATCGCAAAGTGTTCAGGTTATCAATTAACTTCTTTCTTGAATTTTCTACCCAAGGTAAAGCAAGGTAGTTATCTAATATACCTGTAAGTGATACACCAAGTAATCTCTCCTCTTCTGTATTATTTTGCCATCTTTTACGCAAATAACCAAAGTTGGTGAAGGTAGCCTGTATAGTGCCTAGTATAGTAGCGATCTTTACTTTTCTTTTTAGTGTATCCACTGTATCACCTGCACGTACTACAACTTCCGTAAGATTACAGAACTGATTTGGTCTTAATATAATTTCTGAACAAGGATTTGTTCCAAATTCTACATCGGCATCTCTTCTACCATTCTGTCTAGCTTTCTCTTGTGCTGATGCTCTGTTAAATATTCCCCTTTCCCCAGATTTGCTTTCATAAAGGGATAACCACTCTTTCATAAATGTTCCCGTATCCGGTCTGTCTGTATAAACAGCAGAATTATTAGCTAATGCCCGTTCCGGATTTGTAGTCCACCACTCTCCCTTTTTAGCTGAACGTATTCTATCATCAGATAAATTAGACAAAGATATAAGAGCTGATCTACGAACACCACCAACAACAACTACCTCTCCTGTTTTACAAACTATATCATGGCATTCCATAGATGTAAGTTTTCTTCCTTTTGCATTCTTAAACTTTTCTATAGTAAAATCAAATAAATCTACTAAAGGTTGTGGGCCACTAGCCCTTCCACCAAATGTTTTAAGTCTGGAACCTGCAGGTCTAACTTTTGATACATTTACTTTAGGGATGCGAGAAGTATAGAGGTAAGATATTAAATCCCTAAATGCTCTTGCCCACCCTTCTTTAGAATCAGCTACAGCTATAACATCATCCGTCTGTTCAAATTCTCTATTGGGAACAGTGGGCAATCCACTAACGTACTGTCTTTCCACAGAAAATCCCACACCTGTGCCATTCATTAAAACATACAAAACTTCATCAAATGCTTTTGGATTATCTATCGGTATATACGAACAGTTATAGCTTGCTACATTTTCCCTTTCCAATGCTTTCCCTGAAGTCATCAAAGCCCTCATACTTGGCATAACTTCAAGGGATAGTATAGATTCTTCTAGCATTGTCCATGTATTGGAAGGAACTTTTGCTTCAATGTTTTCCTGTACATGATATTTAAAAAAGGTTACAAGTCGGTTAACCGTTTCAGACCACGTTTCTCTACTTCCTTTTTCCTCCAGCCATCTTGAATACCTTGATAGATGTATAAATGACTGATAGCTTGTAGGTAAATAATTTCCAGCTACCACTATTTATCTCCATATTCTAATTCTAATATCAATTCAGCATAATGTATAACCTTTTTTATATCTTCTGCACCATTTTTTAATCTATGGCGAGAAATATATTTTACTATATTTCCTTCACAGAAGTCAAGTTTATTTTTTGCAATGTACTCTATAGGCATAATTTTAAAATGCCTGTAGTGATCTCCACCAATTTGTTTTTCACTAGCTATCATTTCTTCTTCAGCTGTCATTCTTGCCATGTATTTTTCATGGGGCTCATGTACCCTTTTCATTATCATCTCCAAACAAATAGGTAATATTATCTACATTTTTAGGTTGTCTCTCTTTTTTTCTTGCTATTAAATCATCTATAATAGGAACATCTATAGTATTTTTTAATTCTTCTAGTATAACACTTTGACCCCGTTCCTTTAATACATCCATATCATTAGCTAGATAAGATAAGATACCCCTTACAAGAGCATAACATAGATCTACATAATTTCTTCCCACTGTATGTGTATCAAAAATACCTAAATCTACACCATCTTTGCCACTAGGTCTAATTAGCAGTACATACATATCTTTAGGTAAACCCTCTTTATATTTTAGTAATTCTTCACTATTCATCCATCCATTCCTGTGGCAAAAATCCTTGACACCATTTAAAACCATGACGTTCACACCAGCCTGCATAAGTTGTTTTAGATCCTTTATACAGCTTATTGTTTGCATTCATGAATAGAAAACGTATATCTAATTCAGGATGTTGTTTTTTTATCAACAGATGCTTTCCTCTATCTGCTGTCGTAAGCCTTCCTTTTGCTTCTATAAGAAACTTTTCTAAAGCAAAGTCAGGAATATAAGTAGAATGCCTAACATAATCTATTTTCTCCGATTCGTATTTAAATTTTATTTTATATTTATTTAAAGCTACAGCAATGCCAAGCTCAAAATCCGATCTGTATCCATGACTGCGTAGTACCATGTACTTCCCCTCATAAAATAACCATCATAAAAAAACTAATCATAGCTATTATTACTAATATATACCCAGCAATTAACAAATCTCTATGCATTACAGTTTCGGTAAATTTCTAGATATTATATCTTCAAATTTTTCATTAAAGTATTTAAAAGTTTTTGGTGCACTTTCTTTTAAAATACTTCTCAATTCTACCATACCTGTCCAATGCAAAACAACAAGACCACCTCTTTTTTTTGCATGTACAGCAAGTTCTCCTAAATCATAATCTATTTTTTCTAAATGTTCTTCAAACCTATCATCTTTCCATGGTTCATCTAAATCAAAAGTAGTTGTCATTCTTATAGGTAATCCACTTGGACTATTTCGTAATTCTTTAACTATACTATCCCCACCAAATTTTTTATCACATTCAGGATAGCCAAAGTAAGTTTCACTGTTTAGGTATCCGTCACCAATAGTTACTTCTGTAGATAAGTAAATCATACTTCTACCTCCCGTTTCTTTAATTTAGTGTACCAGATTATAGGTCTTTGTGTTGCTTGTGTACCAACTCTTCTATGTTGTTCTGCAGAAGGCCAGCATTGTTTCTTATAATCACAATAGCTACAAATAGTATGCATCAGTCTATTTCCTGTAGCAATAATCTCACCCTTTCGTTTACCATATTGTACTCTAAATGTTTCTTCTCTGTCTGCAAATTCCTTTTTAAGAGGTTTATTTGCTGTCATAGTTTTAGCATTCTTCTCTGCTTTTTCCAATTCCTCATCCGAATCTTCCTCTTGATAATCCGGTGCCTCACAAACAGCCCATTCACCCGATGCTTTGTCTATAACAATCCACCCACCAAAATCCATATTCTTTGCTTTGCTGTACAGGTATCCCTGCATAAGATAACCAAAAGCATCATCTTCTTTTACCTTATTGTATCCACCAAACTCTCCACCAAATTTTTTAGAGAAAGCATACGGGGATGCTGATTTTATATCCCAAACTTTGCCATCAATAACAACGTCAAGAGTACCATCAAGTTTACAGGATTTTAAATCAAGAGAAACTTTTTCTTGTTCTGATTCTACATTAACTTCTGATGATTTCAGTATAACCATAGCAATTGCTTCTATTATATCACCAAATAAAAATCGCATAATTGAATTATACGCTATTTCTTTATCTGATCCATTTTTATCATGCCATTGTTGACATAATGGCCTACCTAAACCACTCATGCGTAATGAATAACTACCCCTGCCACGAGATATTTGTTTGACAAGAGCTTTTCCACAATTGTCTTTAAATTCTTCTATAAGTTCAGGGTCTAGATCAATGCCCTCTCTTGTGGCACGATCTAGAAACCCTTGCACTTTCATGAGAATAGGATTAAACACAACCTATCCAGTTGTTCCGTCTAAAACTTCACTAAAATTAGATAGATCACCGGCTTTAGTTCGTTTTTCCTTTTCCGTTTTCCATGCATTAATAACCTTCTTGTTTATAGCATCTCTGGTTTCAAAGAATTTATTCAGTAATTCTTGATCACCATCCTTTGTTTGTATATTTTTTAACACAGAAAGGATAGGAACATAATAAGAATTACCACCAAGTTTCTTCCTTGAAGTAACAATCTTGTTAACTACAGCATTCATAACCTGTTTCCGACCTATCATTTTTATATGATCACTAACAGGTATAAAACTTGATCCTCTTATATACCAAACAGAAGGAGTTTCATTCTTCATTTCTATCTTCTTGCCATCAGCATCTACAGGATCAATAAGTCTTACAGTATTGTATAAAACCTGATTGCATTTTACACTTTTATGCAAAGTTAACTCTGGACTATCTTTTGGCAAATTATCTACTTCACTTTTTGTTAATCTACCACAACGAAAGTTGCCTTCAGTGTCATAGAAATCAGCACTTAAACTCGGTGCTTGAATTGTTTGACAACCAAAAGTATTTTCTGCTACATCCCACCTACTATAAGTATAGAATCTGCAGAATATCCTTAATTCAGCCTCTTTAGCATATACCATAGTATTAAGTTCGGGAATTTTCAAAGAGAATTGACCACGAGGTATATTTCTTCCCTCGTTATCTTCTTCACTATGATTAATGGAAAAACGAGGCAAACCTTGATTACTTTCAAGACTTGTATCATTTTGTCCTGTAAGAGCAGCTATTTCTTGTATAGACATAGTTTTCAAGGAAGGAACTGCACTTACCTTATTTACTGCAATGTCATTAGACATCATCGCTTTTCTCCACTATCAGAGTGTTAAAACATTATCCATGTTAAGCCAATTATTACCCATTTTTAATTCAATGCCAATCGGCATATCATAGTTAATGTTGTATCTACGTTTAGCCTCTGATTTAATACTCAACATAGATTCTTTTAATATTTCAATTGCATCTTGCTCCTCTTCAGGATACACATCAAGAACAATTGAATCATGTACGGTATTGCATACCACAGACTTCATTCCTTTGTCAAGTAAAAATTTTCTTAAATTTATTAAAGCTAAAGGAAGTAGATCTGCTGTAGCAAATCCCTGTACAGGATAGTTTTTTATGGCTGTAGCATGGGAAGAACCCCCACTGAACACCCTACGAACATCAGGAAAATGATAAACCCTACCAGAAGGTAGAGTAATTTTCTTTTTCTGTATAGCCTCATTCTGCAATAGCACATGCCATCGTGCAACATCTGAATATCTGGCCTTAAATAAATCGTAGTAGGCGACTTCTTTTTCGGTTCCATAAGTACCTCCATATAGTGGTTTAAATGTATGTGCTTTTGCTTCTTGTCTGGTAACTTCTAATGCTTCTGCAGAAAAGGTATGTACATCAAAACCTTTTGAAACATCCTCGTAGACCTGTTTATCTTTTGCTAAAAATCCTGCAACACGAAATTCTAACTGTGAGTAATCTCCCTCAAGGATTTTACCCTTTTTCCATCTTGATACTATACAACTACGTACAGGAAAGGTGCCACCTCTCGGCATATTTTGAAAGTTTGGATTGCGAGAAGATAGTCTTCCCGTAGCAGTTACGCATTGCATATAGTGTGGATGAATAAAATTCTTATTATCCATTCCTTTTTCAATGCCATCCACAAAAGTTCTTAAATATGTACTAATAGCGTTGTACTTTATATAGGAACTTACAAATTTCTTTTGCTCTTTATTGGCAGTCAATGCTAAAGTTTCTAATGTAAGTCTATCTGTTTTAAATCCATGAGAACTTACATCATAAGAATCTTTTGGTACAAGTTTAAATCCGGCAACTTTACCTGTAGGGATAAACATCAATCCCTCCCCCTCGCAAGTTTTACAAATTCTTTTAGCTTTTCCCACTGTACCATCCTTCTTTAAAGGATTAAAATATCCTCTCCCTCTACAAGAGACACACCTCTTCGCCTCTGTCTGTTGAAGAACAGAAGTATTTGCCCGTACCTTTCTAACAAAGTCATCCCGTTTATATCTTCTAACCTGTTTCTTTTTTCTAGAATTTCCTCGTAGTTCATATCCTAAATTAAAAGTAGCAGACCAATACTTTTTATCCTGTACAGCCCGACTGTATAAAACTTTTGATCTATCCTCCGGACTATCTAAATTTACAGGAGTGTCTCCCATTACACGTTTAACTTCCTCATTAAGAAATTCATGTAACTCATTGTATTCATTGTTATATTGTTCTCTAATTTCAGTAAGAGAATCAGCATCAATTTTCATTCCATTATTTTCCATTTCGGTAAGAACTTTGCATAGGTCATTCATTA